TTATATGACAGGACATTCGTCATCATTAGGCCAAGCTCGATTGATGACGAATGTCACCACCCCGACAACTGTAACATCATCCAAAGCCTCGCCTTCCAGAGTCTCCCCATCTCTTGTAATAAATGCCCGGCCCATAATTTTTGCAAAATCTGTGCCTCCGCCGTATTGAATTAAAACGGTATCTCCTTGCTTTGGTTTACCGGAGACATCGACTACGGTGTAACCAGTTTCTGTCTGAACGAGCCTAGTATTTGGGCCGGTACCGCAGAGTTTATCGACGGTCAGTCGTACTTCTACATAGTCTGCTGCTGGCGACGGAAATCCCACGTTATAGCCCTCCGTTCGGGTTGTAAAGCTGGAACGTGCGATCGTCACCTTCCTGCGTTGAGACGTCGCGGAATGTTGTCACGTAGCTCTCTATCCACTGATTAGCCTGCCGGGGCGACCAGTGCCAGTTATATCTCTCCAGTTCCTGCAGAAATCGCCTGGTGGTGAGGATGCGCTTTCCGTTAGGCAGGATATCTATTGCGTTCCGGCAAGCTGTCTCGATTTCGTATAAACGCGGCATACTTCCCCCCTGTCAAATGTACTGTATATAAATACAGTAAATGCATGTATGCAGCAGATCAATATTGGCAGGGGCTATCAATGATCTGCACAGACGTAACGCATTGATGCCTCAATTCGACTTGTTGCATTGAGCCGGAAAATATTTGTAAATAGTCTTCACGCACACGCCTGTCACATCAGCCACCTGCTGCCGGGTAGCGCCGTTCTGCAGCATTCTGCGGCATCGCTCCACAACCTCAATGGTCATTACCCAGCGGCGTCCGCCGACTCCCCCCTGCTCCCTCGCTGCGGCTAACCCGGCTCGGGTGTGCCGACGTTCAACTCGCGATCCATGTCTGGCATGGTCGCTCAGGATGCGGGAGAAGAAGAAACTAGCACAATAATCGAGTCTGGATATCTCCCTCCATACAGGAAAGAGTCCAAATGCGATTAATTATGGCCTCCTCATGAACACGTGTTATGTACGTAGTAATTTCATTTGGAGACAGATCAAGAGAGGCGGCGACTGTCATGAGATATGACAGTCGCAATGTATTAGCTAAAGTCCCGCTGCCGGAAATGATGTAAGCGTTTTGTTATACTGCTCATCCATTTCTGTTTTTGATAAAATTCGTCCCCACTGCGCAATCTGATAGATTGTTGGGGCAAGAACTGCATTTGATGTCGTACCGGTTGTGCCAAATGCGACCCCCGGTCGGATAGCCGTAGATGGCGGGAGTGCCGTTGTAATCCCCAGAGCTGCAGCGGTCAGAGTCTGTGTATACCCTGTCGTCGCGTTATAAACGGAAAAATTCGTTCCGTCGAAAGTCAGGAAGATGGCGCATTTTTTTGTAGTCCCACCGGTAATGCTTTGCTTTCCAACGTTAATTACTGTTGACCCTATACGAGCACCAAAGTCTGCCGGGGAAGCGGACGCAACACCTGAGCGCTGAATTGTCATTCCGTTACCAGGATTGACACGTGATCCATAGTCATAGAGATTGCAAATATCCGGAGTTTTACCCGGAGAACCAGGGAACTGGGAAGCCGGAGGAAATGCTAAACCACTGTAACCACCAACAACGTATGCGGTAATTTTCACGCTGCCATCAAGCGCCAGATTTCTTGGAATATGAGAAATAAATGCTGCGCCAAGATTGTCAATTGTTAATCCTGCTCCATCGGTACTTACCAGGCCAACAGTATCATCTACATTAAATGCTATAGATGCATTACCTGAGGACAAAATACCACGCATTAACGTTAATGTGGTTTTGTTTGTAAGATCCTTAAATTTATTAGCCCTAGGCCTAAAATCAAATGCGAAATCTGCATCTGAAAGCGACACAAACGGGGTGATATTTGGACGCCCTTTTCCTGACCAGTCCGCCCCTGTTGCGATAATACGAGTACCCATTATTTAACTTCCTTAATGTAGATTTTAGCGAGCTGGATATAGTCAGACTCAGATGCGATCTCCAGCGTTAATTGTGAGACTGTGGTATAAGGTGGAATTTCAATGATATATTTAAGCGGCTTCCAGAAAAGACATGTAAAGTCCTTAGAGGTAATCGTATTTTGTTGTGTCATCGTAGAACCAAACGAGGTTCGCAGCGTTACATTACGAAAGTCACAGGTATCACTGGTAACAGGACTACTCTCCGGAAACGTATTTTCAGCACGCGATGAATCAACGACCTGAGTAGGGTCAAAATTATAAATGCTGTTATCCAGATATGCTTTCGGGAAATACCGCCCCCATAACTCGACCTGTAATGTTACCGGCTGGGTAAAATCACGGGTTGATGGAATACTAATTCCTACCGTTTTTTTCATTGTCGAGCCAGACATCAGGGACACCACTGCTGACAGAGGTCCACTGTAGGTCAGATTCCTTGGGGTATTGACCTGATCCAGCGGGACGACGCTAGTTACTCCATTGGTTGCCCATGTTGAGAAGTCAACAAATGTTTCCCCCAGCAATTGCGACTGGGGTCGATATTCAGGCAGTGGATATTTCACAGCGGCACTATCGCCTTGTTTATATTTTGCTGTGATATTACTCAGCATTCCTGACGATGATTTCAGCATAATCTGAATCTGGTCGCCGAACATTATATGTTCCAGACCACTTGTGAAGTTATATTCACCTGGCCCGGTACCAATTTTTAGCCACGCACCACGTGGTAATTTGTACTTTGCCTGATAATCAGGTGTTAATGTATTTTTATCCACAGCCCCCGGTGTCACATCACCCGACTGCCCTATTGAAGACGCTGAATCCAGAATGTGCCGAATGTAGACTTCAGTCCCGGTTCCACACTGAAGCGTGAAGCCGGCAAGTTTCAGCCCAACTGCGCCTGAGGGATACGTGACATTAACCAGCAGCCGATCGGTAAACGAAATGCCGGAGCCACCAAGCGTATCGTATTCATCAGCCCTGACTATCCAGGTTGTCACATTCCCTCGCCCGTTTAACTCCTCGAAATATTTCTCGTCAGCTTCTGATAATGAGCGATGAGATACGCGGATTTCTTTCCACCGCGTAAGCATGTCGATGCGGTCTGAGAACAGCATATCGGCATCTGTTGACGGTGTGAAGGTAGGGCGCTGACGGTAAATTTTAATAGAGCGCTCCGGGCGGGGCATTCGACGTAAGTACTCATATAACGATGCCCAGATGACGCCATTTGTGCGTGTCCCAGGATGTCCCTGATGGAATGGCGATACGGCTAGATTTCCTGTCTCCTTCATTAAATTTCCGTTATAAATAAATTCAATTCCACGACGATCACATATGGCCTTTAGCTGCACTGCGGCATCATTTGATACAATCCATTCAGCAACAACTATCGGTACAGAACCATACGCCAGAACAGAATCTATTAGTCTCTCCATGTTATACATATAGTATTCCATTCCATGATTAATGAAATACGATGCGTCATTCTGATAAGTCATGATGAACGCATACTTTGCATTCATCTGTGAAAATGTCTTCCCGTCAAAGTATTGAGCACCATCAACCAGGCGTTTATTAATAGCCGTAGCAGTATTCCCTGAAACACCATAGTTGCGGAAACGATAGTCAGATAACGAAGATAAATTTCCGATATAACTTTTATCCTTTAGTGTAAACAAACTGTCTGTATAGCTGTCACCAAGAATGGCAATAACATCAGACTCATTCACGGAAAAATCAATAACGCCACTGTTTTGTTGTTCTGGGTAAACAGAGCCATCATCGCGGATGCCGAAGGCTATATTCCCTGCCGGGTCTGTCCATGCCACAACCCAACCCGGTATCTCAACTGCAATAAATGTTGCCCCTCCCGCCATCATTTCCGGAGCTTCAACAGATCCATCATCGCGAATACCGATAGCCAGATTGCCCTTAGAATCAGTATAGGCCTCCACAAATCCGGGCATGTCTTCACTTGTGCTTTTTGCGCTACCAACGAGTAGAACAGGAATCTCAAACTCACCATCATCAGTAATCAGTGCTGCTGCGTTACCGTCTGAATCCGTAATGGCTGCCGAGTATCCCTCAGGGAGATAATTATCACTGATAAGGTGGTTTAAATCAGAAACAGACTGATTGGCAGCATCAACCGCCTCCTGAGAGGGCATTTTTCGCCCGGTAGGTTGCAGCGTCCCGGCGTTATTGATCACTTCTACAGCTAACGCGCTGTCATCCGGGCTGCGGTAATACGTGGTCGACCCCACCGGAATAGTCGCGATATCCGCCTGGGCCGCTGCCAGCGTCGCATACTGCTTGCTGAGCGGAATGATGTTCTGCCGTATCTCATCGTTTTTCGCCATCATCTGACGCCAGGTATCGAGCGGTTCACCTGCGCGGTCGTTAACCGTTCCGGCCGGACCGTTAACCAGCTCGTCAGCGCGCTTAACGTTGTCCATGAATATTTCCGGCGTCGTCGTGCCCAGTGGCGGGTTGAGTTCGGCCATGTTTTTGCTCCAAAAAAGAGGCTTCGCCCAAACGAGGGTTTGAGCGAAAAGAGTTAATTAGGGGGATTTTTGGTATTAAGCGACGTCGCCGGGGTATGTAGCGTCGTCGTACTGGTAGAAAATTTCTTTATATTCAGGTGCAGTAATCTGACAGTTGCTGTCACCCGATGGGGCAACCTCCTGGACTATCCCATGCCGCGCACCCTTTTCACTGTCGCAGAACAATAACTTCGGCAGGTCAATATCTGGGTCATCCATTATCCAGTCATCCGGATGCAGGTCGTCGTTGTACGGCACCGTCAGCGTGAAATCATCTACCCGTTGCGGCGTGAGCATTCGCGATGATGGTCGACCGTCCTGAAACTGTATCCAGCAGCGAGGATTCGCGTAGCTCCAGTCCAGTGGCTCCGTGACGTGCAGCGTAATTTTCTGGAAGTCGTAAATCATCGCGTCAATCAGGCAGCTTTGGGTTTTCCCGGTTGGAATGTCGTCGGACAAAATGATGTGATCACCGAAGTCATGACACCATCCCAGCATTGAAGTCGTAGCCGTATACGTTCGGCGTTGGTGGAGATATTTCATTAACCGACGCATCCCGATACGCCAGGCGCGATCTGCAGTCATGGCAACATCAATGGTGTATGCCTCCGTTTTGCGCGGAAAAGGATTTTCCGGCGTCCGGCACTGTACGGTTTCCTCCGCCCAGGTCACAGGGTTGATATATTTCACATCCACGCCATCAAAATCATCCTCCGACGGGACCCTGAATGACGTCTGCATTTCCTCGACGGTATCCTGAGGAGTAATGATACCTGTCCAGCTTTTGACGCCCTCTCTCCCGACAGAAAGCAACCCGTCAGACAGCAGAAAATACCCCATGCCAGCCTCGGCTATTTTGTCGAAAATATCCTTTGCTGACGTGCTGTCACTGCTTGCCTGGTGATCAAAATATTCGCCCCTTGGCGTCCAGTAGGTCGCCTCCAGCGTACTGAGCGCCGCAATGTCTATCTGGTCGTCGCGATATCCCAGACTGCGGGCAAGATGCAGGAACGCACCGCTGATTGTCCTGTCACCACCGCCATCATAATTCCGCGTGGCGACAACACTCACACGCTTGTCTGACTGCGCCGCCAGCTGGCCGCCGGTTTCAACCGTGATCCCTATTGTTGATATCCCAGCGTAGGAGGTCGGACGGGAAAGCAAACGACCTCTGAGCGCCTGCCAGAACATGCTGTCTCTCGCGTTGTTGCTCCCCTGCTCGTTACGGCGGCGGCATCGAACCTCCACCAGCCCGGGAGAGGACAGATCAAAACGCTCCGTAAAACCGAGGCCATTAATGTTTTTAAGCGCGTAAACACCTGGCTTACTCGTCCACCCTGATCCGGAACCATAAACGCGATACTGGATTTCATACTCGACATGGCGGACCCGCTTATTCCCGTTGTTCTGGAACCCACAAATTCCGTTTGGGAAAGCAAAGTTGACCTCGAAGGCATCCACAACTTCATTTTGCGGACAGGCCAGAAAAGGGCCTAGCCAGGTTTCATTATCGTTAATACCAGACGCGGCAAAATCCACGACGGTACGGGTCATAAAGCCTGACCAGGTGCTGTCAACGACACCGTTAACCACACGCTGTACGGTCGCAGAGGGGCCATCAGTAGACGCTATCTGGTATTCGTTGCCACGGTGCGCCAGGGAAATCCGCTGAGAACCTTCCGGCAGTCCTGAAAAGGCGGTGCCAGAATCGTAAGCCAGCGTGACGCTGGCTGTTACCGCAGGGCTTCCGCCGCTGGAGGCTGTACCAGCTGTAAATACCGGGCTGTCGCCAAATACTGACGCAGGCAGGAATGATGATGTAATGGAACCGCCACGCCAGGGGCTGGTGATCTCGACGATACGTATCACGCCGCCATCATCCTGAGCAATGAGCCCCGAACCATTCAACCCGCCATTAATCGCTGCGAGCAAGCCAGACATTGTGCCGTAGTTGGCGACCAGAGATATGGTATAGGTGATACCCTGCCAGGTCAGAGCAAAGGTCTGGCTGGTTGTCGTAAAGTCATACGTTGACGGCGACACACTGGCGCGTAATACCGCAGTCGCTCCACCTGTTCCCGGAATGGCGTCCTGCTGAGGGGTATACGTCGCGATCTGGAGATCATAGTAAGTACCGTTAAACGTTAGGGTGACAGGCATTCCGCTGAATGGCGCAATCTCTGACACGACGTCGCCTGTCAGCACGTTAAAACCGCCCTCGATGGATACCTGATAATTCACTGGCGCTTTCAGGGTGACAATTGCACCGGCGATCCAGCCAGGAGGAAGTTTGTTCTCATCCTCGTCTTCATCATTATCATCATCGACATCGAGGCCAGAAAACGAGACAGAGGCACCGCTGACGGTCATGGCATCAGCAACGATATCACTGGCTTCAGGGGCAGTCTGAGCCATATCGAGGCCGCTGCCGCTCGACGTTCCCCCTACTTCCGTTGAGTTGAACCATATCTCACTGCGACGATCCCCGGCCACATTATCGCCAGGCCCATAGCTGGTATATGAAAAGCCCTCGCCTAAGGTCAGCGCCGGAGTTTCTCCTACCCGAAAATCCCCACCGGTATAGGAGAAACGCCCATATCCAAGGCAGACAAACATTTCGACCGTCATTCTGGTTGGATTAGCGGGGTCGAATCGCGTTACCGGCTGTACCAGGTAATCCGGGTAGATCCGGTTTCGCCCGAAAGCCTCCCTAACGGGATCGCCAAGCTTCGCTGTGTTGGCTTTAGCCGGATTCAGATCCAGCGATGAAGCGTTACTGGATGAAAAGCCGCCCAGCTCTGGTTTAGGGGCAAAGAATAATGCATAGGCCGTAGACGCAATGGATACGGCCACCGAAACCCACGCGGCAATTTCAAGACCCGTGCCATACGGAATGGGATATATCCGCACGTCGCTGTCTGGCCGCAACAAACATAACGGCCATTCCGCCGGGGGGACTGCCTGGCCGTTCAGCTCGATCACGACAGGATGAGTTTTATCCTGTGAATAGCTCGGGACATTTCTGCTCATCCACTCATGCAGCGTCAGCACACCATGCTCGTGCGTTTCAAGGGGTTCACCCGGAAGCCGGGACGGGTAAAACTTTATCGTCATTGCCAGAACTCCACGCGGTTAAAGCGACGGATAAATCGCGACAGTGGCAGAAACGTAACCCCCGAGCCTGGATTGCATTCCGCGACCTGCAGCTGGTTATCGAGCATTACAACGATCCCGACATGGGAAACTGTTGAGCCCGAATAGCAAGCCACTCCGGCACCTTCGCATGGTTCACAACGTTTCAGCGAAAGCATCAGCTTTCTCGCTTCCCGGTCGAGGCCCCCGCCGTCTTTGGTCACACCTGCAAAATCCGGCCATTCAGGCAGCCCCAGGTCGCGACGTATCTCATTTACAATGCCGAAGCAGTCAAGTAGCGGGTAGGCTCTACCGCCCTTCTGCCATTTAACAGAACGGTATTTATCAGGGTTAAACATATTTGCCTCAGATTAGTAACGTAAGCCCGGATGCTCGGCGAGGTTGTAACGTTTTCGGGGCCAGGCTGTTTTGAGGACATTCATATAGCCTGCCGTGACCTGAACTGCTGTCGGGGTCCAGGAGCCGGATTTGATATCGAGCGTATACGGTGATGATGCCGGAGCAGACAGATCGGATGAAATGTACCGCCGGAATGTCAGCGTGGCTGATTTCATTTCATCCAGAATTTTATCGATCGCCTCAGAAACCCGTCCGTCAATATTGCTGATAGCAAACTTTAAATCCTGTGTCCCGTCGGCGTTCCTGGCTGGTAAGGCGATATCTATCAAGCTGGCCTCAAACGTCACCGGCTGACCATTTTCCAGCGTCACTGGAACGTCATCCCAGCCACTGGTTAGCCAGTAGTTATCATCGCCTGCTGATATCTGCAGCGTATCGTGAATAACCTCCGATCCACTGCTGGCATATAGTCGCTCAAGAATTGTCATGCTTCGGCCACTCTCTGTTTAGCGCGATATCCAGTAACGACTGGCCCGCCAGCCATTCCGGGTAATTTCCCCAGCCTGAAGGCGGTAACGGGCGTTCCCATAATTCCAGCGTTGCGCTGTACTGCCAGTATTTTGGCGCGACCAGCGTCGGCCCTTCGTAAATATCCACGAACCTGGCTTTATAGGGCTTTACCCCGATGGGAGTCTGAAGTTTCAGATAGAACCAGGACTGGCCATCTTTAAGCGCATCCCTGAAAAACGCCTCAAACACCTGCGCCAGAGCATCAGTTTTAAAAATCCATTTAACCGATGCCTGGGTGGGTGTTGAGGTATATCGCCTTCGTTGTTGAGCGCGACCGGACGTCATCTCCGTTCGCAGTAAAGGTGATATGGGCTTAAACCCGTACCCGTCCATAAGCGGCATGGGCAGGTATTCATCCGGGTAGAAAATATCTGCCATGAATATTCCCTCCGGGCAGGTTATCGTGGTTTTTTGGGCTGAAGGTTGGAATAAAGTGCTCTACCGAAGGCATTTTGAGGATTGTTTACGTCGCTCGTCAGTTCAGATTTTATCTGTTTAGCCAGGCGGCGGCCGTGGGCATCTAATGTCTGCATCATCACATCATCCGGTTTACCAGTGAGGTGGTAATTAACGTTGATGTCACCAGTTGAAAGAAGTTGTCTTTCCTGCTGCTGCCTCGCAGCGTTCTGTACCGCCGGCGATTCCCGCCCTACAGCTTTAACCCCCAGCGAACCATCAGCGCCACGGGTAAGCGGCATGATGGCTTCCGGCCCGGCCTCGCCGAATACACCTGCCCCTTTCGCAAACGCAAAATATTGGGGAGTGCTGTAAACGCCATTGCTGTAGGCAGAAAGTGACGGAGAATCGTAAACGCCTCCGAGAGCGTTGAATGAAAAATTAGCTCCCGCGCTTTGAATAGCGGTACCACTACTTGCCGCACCGCTGGCACCGCCAAAAAGACTACCGAACAACCCACCCGCTCCGCCGCCAAATGACGCCATAATCGCTTTGGTGATCAACGCCTGTGTTGCCATCTGGATCAGCGTCTTAATCACCGTTTCACCCAGGGAAGAGAAAATATTAGACATCCCATCTTTAAAAGAAGCAGCGCCTGTCAGGACGTTTGTCAGGTTGTTGGAGATAGAGTTAGTGGTGGCATCCAGAATCTCGCTGGTTGCAGTGGCAGCCATTGAACTCAGATCAGAAGCCTGATCGGCATAGTTCATCAGGGAATCGCTGATCCCCGCGCGCCAGTCTGACTGCTGTTCATCGGTCTTTTTGTAGTAGTCCTCCTGAATCGCTAACCGTTCAGCAAGCGCCGCTTGCAGCGCTTCCGTTTGCTGTTTGTACTGGTCTTCAGAAATTTGCTTCTTGTTAAAGTCACGCTGAAGATCATCCTGCTGCTTACGGAAGTCAGTGCGAATATCCGCCATTTCCTTCATGCGGTCGCGGGCCTTATCCCCCATCCCGGCGCCAAGAAAATCTATATTCCCCCGGTCACGCGCAGCGGCATTACTGTCAGCCAGCCCCTCATGGAACGTTTTTAACTGTTCAGCAATGTTTTTCTGATCGATAAGCGCAGCATTGTGCAGAAGGGTTTCTTTTTTAGCTTGCTCAAGAGAGGCTAACTCACCCTGTGTGACCTGGTATTTTACTTTAGCCAGTTCGGTATTCTGGCTTCCCAGGGCAATTTGTTCCTGCTGCTGTTTAATAAGGCGCTTGTAAACGTCTTCTGTCTTTTCAGCCGCTTTAACCTCTTCGCTTTTTGGCGCTTTCCGGGTGGGTTTATTGGCTTCATCGTTTTGCCATTTCGCCAATCCCTGATTAATAAACAGATCGCGGTTAGTTTTAAACTGAGGTTCATCCTTAAGCCCCAATTCGTCAGCGGCATAACCTAACCGTGCTCTCTCCCTTGCTTCTCCTTTAAGCTTTGATAGTTCAAGGTCCTGACGGCTTTTTTCCAGAGCATTGGCTTGCTGTGATGTTAAATCAGCCTGAGGCATTCGCATTGGAACATTAACCAAGCCCTGCCGTTCCATTAAAAGCTGGTTTCCTAATCCAAGTAAACGGTTAACTTCGGAATACTTACCAGTCATCATTACAAGGTTCTGGTATTCAGAATTTTGCCGCCATGCTCTTTCTTTTATAAGATCGTTTCTTCTTCTTTCTTGTTCCTCCTGTGCCTTTAGTATATCGCTTGCCTTTTCTCGCATCTGACGAAGCTTGTCTTCTTCTACGACAACCTGCTCGGTCAAAATTGCAATAGCCTTTATAATATTTAAATCATTTTCTTGAGTTATACCTGGTTTGCTTCTACTTTCATTTAAATCATTTATTTGCCCGTTAAGTTTTTTTACACTTTGTTCTTGCTCTTCGATTAGGCGTTTTTGCTCCTGCATCGCCTCAACCGTTAATCTTCGATTACTATCGACCTCAGGTAGGGTCATTGAGGAGGTTTTTTCTCTGATCTGATCTATTTGGCTGGCATATTCCTGAGCTGATTTTCTTGCTTGCTCCTGGCTTTGGTACATAGCGTACCATGCGCCCGCACCCAGCATAACTAACCCGGGTATACCACCGACCAGCCCAAGAGCCCCACTCATCAACCGGGTGCCGACAGAGGTAACGCTGTTAAGGTTATTTTGAGCAGAAGCCCGGCCTGCAATATTACGACTAAGAGCGGACTGAGCTGCAGCCAATTTTCTTTCTGCAATAGCCTGTGCATCGGCATTTTTTGCAGCCACAAGCCCCGCCTGAGCACGCTCCAGAGCTGTTCGTGCTCGTACCTTTTCTGTAGCTGTCCCGGTGGCGAGGGCTGTAGTCAATCGCCCCTGTGCCGCGGTAACCCTTGCTTCTGCGGCCGCTACCCTCTCCTGTTGAGCAGCCTGAACATCAGCACTTTTAGCACTCTGAAGGGCTTGCTGGGCGCGATAAACGGCGGCGCGGGAAGCGGCAACAGAAGATTGCGCGGCTTTTTCCTGAGCGACAGCAAGAGCTACCTCAGATTTTGCCGCCGAAATAAGTGCGCCAGTAGCACTGCTTGCACTCGTAACAATTCCGCCAAGATACCGGGCCAATCCGATCCCAACCAGGCCTCCAGCAGCAGTGGTAATTAGTGACATATTATCTGCTACGTCACTGAGGGCCCCGCTGACAGCAGAAGATGTAAGAGAATCCAGTGTACCTGCCAGACCATCAAGACCGCCAGAAAGCGCGTCTGTCGCGCCAGTCGCCTGGTTCACTCCACCAACCCATGCCATAAACGAGTTAGTGACTTTTTGCATTGAGCCGGACACTGTCGGCGGCAACGAGGAAAACTCCCCCTGTAACACACCTAACTGGCTGATTAATGCTGGTACGACTTTATCAATCGTGAGTTGCCCCTGGTCAGCCATCGCTTTAAGATCTTTTCGAGCAACCCCCATACCAGCAGCCAGGGCACGGATGACGCGATCCCCAGCTTCGTTAACCGCGTTAAACTCTTCGCCACGCAAAACACCTTGAGCCAGCGCCTGGCTAAACTGGGTAATAACAGAGCCGGCTTCTTCTGTGCTTGCACCAGATAGCTTTAGTCCTGTTGATACCGCTTCGGTGATTTTGAGTACTTCATCTGAGCTGTAGCCAAATTCACGCATTGATGCTGCAGCGCGTGAAAATAAATTAGCATTATCAGTAAAAGCAGTGCCCGTACTCTGGCTGATCGCCATTAATCGGGTCTGAGATAAAGTAAAATCATTCGTAGACACTGAGGCTTGTTTAAGCCGTGCATTTACTGAGTTCCATTGGTCTGCAATCTGAACCAGTTTTCCTGTTGCAAATGCTGCAGCTGCAGCTGTAGCTGCTCGACCCGCTGAAGCAAATCCATCCGTTAAATCGGAAAGAGCTTTTTGGCTTTCTTTCGCAGCGGCAGCAGCCTGGCGCCCACCATTCTGCATGGTTTTATAATAGTCTTGCCCCATGCGTGAAGCTCGGGCGATCTCAGTCTGGAATGATTGAGAGTTTGCTGAAACCTTTATGATAAGCTCACGTAGGGTTGCCATTTGTATCCTCACAGGTATAAAAAAAACCGCCTAAGCGGTTTTCTTTAATTAGCAAGAATGTATCAACTACAAATCTCGCCCCATAGTTTAGAAAATTCAGTTCCACCATCATCAATAATGGTCATTCCACTTTTACTTACATACCTTTTAAACCCAGCATATGCACCAAAGCTGTTTTTAGCATTTACTTGTCCGCATACATATCCGTCACGACCAACGATCTGGTTTTTGAAGGTTGCAGATTCGGGGTCTTTTAATTCAGCCTTAACACTAGGGTTGCTTGCTGATATAACATTCATGTTGTTGTATCTTTTCTGCCTATCGTTCTCGCTAATTCTCATTAGCTCCTCATGGTTCTCATACCTCTCCCCCCACAAAGGGACCATTGAGTTAACAAAAAACAAGACAAATATAGAACCGAGAATTATCAAAAGAGAAGCAATTTCCCTGCCAATCTTATCTATATATTTTAAAGGAATAACCAAAACAACAAAAAGAAACACAATTGATATTGGTTGCCTTAACGCAATAATAAATGCTATAGCAAAAACTACTAAAGATAAAACGCCCAATATTTTTTTCATTTTTTATCCCAATAGGTAGAAAAGAACTAAAATCCTACCATTGGTTATGTAAAACTTCAGCTATCATTGTTTGTTCAAACTGATGCTGCGAGCAAAGCGGCCTCCAAGCCTGCAAAGGGATCGCCGCCGTCGTTTACCTCAACCTCTTCTGCGCTCCACTGAAGCTGAGCATCTTCAATGGTGACTTTACCGCCCTGCGCTCCGTAAACCGCAGATACCAGCTGAGCATTGAGAATATCGCCGCGAATATCGCCGATTGGGCTGATACGATCGTATTCAGCCCACATCCTGAATTCGCCAACCGTCATGGTTTGTCGCAGTTCGCCCAGCGTGCGGCCCATCCGGAGCGCCAGCGCCATCAGGAACTGCATGCCAGGCATTTTTACTTTGCTTTAGCATCATCCGCGTCACGAATGAGATCAAGTGCCTGCTTCAACAGCCGGGAATGCACAGGGCCATAGATCGCTTCAACCTGTTCGGTGTCATCGACAGTAAAGACGGGCTGAAGGTCGGTATCCAGCAAAATATCGATGAAAAGCGTGACGTCGGCCCGCATCGTGCGGAAGGCTCGTTCTGAAGGGGTCAGTTCTGGTGCCTCCTGGGGCTCCTGCCCTTCCGGTAGTTTGGGTGGTTCCGGGCTGGCAATGCCCTGCCAGCGAATCCAGGCTTCTGCTGATGGCTCACGAATGATGACTTTGGCGTTATCCCACTCCGGAACGGAGACTTCTTTTTTACGAAAGCCCGCCATCGGTGCCAGTGCCAGTGCTTTAAGACTCGGTTTTGACATTAATTTTATCGCCGGTCTCCCGGCGCTCCGTTAATTGATGGTGACGGTGCAATCAGAAGAAGTGATCACAGTGCCATCGGCATCAGTAACCACGCAGGAATAAACCCCGGCATCACCGGATACAGCGCTGGCTTTCGTAAACGTTGCGCTGGTCTGGCCGCTGACCGTCGAGGTGCCCTTTTTCCAGACGTAGGTATAAGGTGCCGTACCGCCCTGGACGACCACGCCCATGGTCAGGGCGCTTCCTGCCGCGACCGTTTGGGACGCCGGAAGGTCAGTAGCAAAGGACAGGACTCCTGGGGCGTTAATATTGGTGGGTTTACCTTTCAGACGCAGCGAGAACGTTGCAGCAACCACGCCATTGGTTTGAGAATCCCAGGTGTGCTGTCGTACCTCAGCGCGCATCAGGAATCCATTACCAGACGGGAAAATAACCTTAAACCCATAAACCCCGTCGTTATCATATGCGGCACGAAGTGCATCCTGCGCCGGGTTGCGGTAGAAGTTACCGGAAAGTGACATTTCAGACGGAGCAGGAAGGCCGTTGATATTTTCCGTTTCATCCGAACAGAGCGTTGTCACGTCAATATCGTTTTTCTGACCAGCGGTAAAGCTTGCCTGTTTGATAGTGCAACTCAGGTTTAACCAGGTTGCGGTATCCAGCTCTGCCTCGGTGACCGGCACAGAGGTAATCATTACTACCGTTTTTTGGGCACGTTCAAATAGTGCTGACATCGCAGCCTCCATAAATGAAAAAACCGCCAGTGGCGGTCGGATTGGATTGGTTTTTGTCAGGCAATGACCGTTATTTCGAGGGTTGCCCGATGAAGATGGGTTGTCGTGTCGTAGCCAGGAATTTTTGTCACCTCGACAGGTGAAAGTACCTGCAGGCGAGCCAGGGCGTCCAGGCGTAACGCTCTGGCTTCGTCATTCGTTTCAGCCCATACATCAACCTGAATGCGCAGTGTCGACTCTGCCTGGCCGCAGAAAACATCCCCGGCAACATCAGTCGGTATCGAGAAAATGACATAGGGAGTGGAAACTGCAGGAAGTCCGTCGCTGCCTAGCGGCACCACATACGGATAAACCCGCCCGTCTGCCAGCGTCGACAGCAGGTCATAGAGATCATCCTCTGTCATTTTGATAACACCTCATCGATAGCCTGATTCATCCGCTGCATCGCCACCTGCGTAGCTTCTTCCATGCGGGTATCAAAAGCTGGGCGAACAAACGGATGTGCAGGCGCTGTAGATGTTCCCAACTCCACGAAGCGCCAGTAAAACGCATTCCGCTTGTTGCTGGCCTTCATTGTATTGTCGCTGTTCCCCGTTCGCGGGTTAACGCCACGAATATGCACTCCAGATGAAATTTCACCGCGACGGCGACTTTTCTGGGTGACGACAACAACGTTTTTCTTCAGTTTTCCGGATTTCTCAGGAGCGCGATCAATCACCTCCTCGCGGAGCAATTCGGCACCAGCACGGGTCGACTCCCGGAGAACTTTATTATTTTCGGCCTTGCTGAGCGTTTGCAGATCGCGGGCAATATCCTGCAACCCGGAAAAATCCAGATTCACATCAATCATTTTTCGGTCCCCTGTTTGCAGAGAATTTCCAGCCGGGTACCTTTTATATCCGGAACCGGAGGACCGGTAACGTTCAGGATGGCGTCTTTGAATGGACCTGTCAGCACCTTCAATCTTGACCTGGCGGTGATCTCATGATGGTAGCGGGTCCATACACGAATTGTTGCATCGGCCTGTTCTGCACCAGCAGACAGCAGTTCCCGCCCACTGATGCCTTTCACCTCTGCTGAAATGGTTTTTCCCTCAAGCCATTGCTCAACCGGCTGTCCAGAAGGAGTTCGCGTGGTAGAAAAGTTCATAATTACTACGCGGTGCACAAAACGACCTGGCTCCATTATACCCCCTCGACTACATCAGTTTCGCCTCTCCAGTTTCTTACCTGAAATAACAGATCATGGGCCCTCTGGTTGGCATAAAGTTGAGTCTCTGTCTGCGCTCCGCGATGTTCAAAGGCATCACAGAAAAATAAGAGCATGGCGCTGACAACCTGGGAAGGGAGATCGTCGGGCTGTTTCCAGCGTGGTTCGTCGCAATATGTCAGGCAGTAATCCAGCGCACCCTGAGCGTAACGGGCAATAAGCGCATCGCGGTCATCTGAGTCAAACTCAATGTGCTGGCGTAATTCTTCAATTGAAACCACATCCAGAGCATTAATCGTCATGCGTTAAAGGGCGGTTTCCCGCCCTCCTCCATTAACCACCAGCAGGTTCTGTCGCAAAGGTACCTTTAATAAGCGCAGACGGGCGATAATGCGCCAGCGCCAGACGCTCTTCACACAGGATAGTGAGCATGTTTTTCACGAAGTTGTCGCGGTCTTCACGGCTCACCTCAATGGTGGCATCCATTCGATCCCAGACCTGAGAGGCCATATCAAAACCACCGACGGTGAAGGTTCCCTGTGCCTGAGCGCGTGTAGGAACGACCGGAAGCCCCCACATGATGTTGCTGGTAAACGCCTGAGGTCCGCCAAAGAGATATCGCCCTTCGTTATCTTTCAATAAGGCAATATTGTGCCAGTCACGGGGGTTGAGGATGATGCCAGAGGCGCTGAATTCGGATTCAGTTACCTGGAAAATGGCGTGAGCGATGATGTCAGCACGCGTATCACCTGTAACGTTCAGGGCCGTATCATACGCCGTTGCAACATGGTTGATACCCTCCAGGTCATCACCGCTGCCATCACCGTTTAACAACTGGCGCTCTTCTTCCAGAGCCAGACCATACAGCAGGCGGTTGTTAACATAAGATTCAAGCATCGGCGCATCATCCATCACCTGACGGGAAGCCTGAATCCAGTGAGCAATGGTTTTAACGTTGGCAGTCTGCTTGGTGAATGTGATGTCGGATTCTGGCTTGAGCGCTTTTTCCGCCACGCTTGCAGCATTGTTGGTAAAAACGTTTTCACGGACATATTCCAGTGAGTTACTTGAGATACGCCCCTGAGCCAGCAGATCACGGATGGTCAGACGACGTAAGCCAGGCATAATGATGCCAGGAACCTGCATCGGCTGAATGAGAGACCCGGCAGATGCAGCGCCACTTCCCAGCGATTTATTAAAAGTGCTCGCTTCAAAGTTACCTTTACTGCCATTCCATGACTTAATCAGCTCTTCTGCTGCACGTTCTGAGAAGGATTTCTTTTCACCAGGATTATCAGGGCCGGAAGAAAGTCGCTGTTCGAGATCAAAGAGACGCTGACCAGTTTTGGTCATTTCCTCATTAACCTTCGCCATATCATCCTGCAACTGTTTGGAGATCGTGCCATTCTGCTCGATCTGTTTTTTCTGTTCGTCGAAAAGCCCCTGCAGCTTACTTTGTGATTCTTCCAGGGCTTTCTGAATTTGAGCGAGTTCGGACATATTAATTTCCTAATGTCTGATGAAAATTAGAGATGCTCTTAAGCAGAGCGCTGATATCTTTGTTTTCGTCGCATTCGGACTCGCTCCGAACTGCTGACTTAAACCGGGCGATAAGCCCTACTGCCTGTGACTTGCTGAGACCGACTGAATCCCTCAGCCAGGCTTCAACATCACGAATGGTTTCAATGCCGTCGATACTTTTCATGGAATCAACACCCGCAAGCTCGTTTGCCGGAAATGTGCAGACGCTGATTTCTTTTAGCCATGAAATGTTTTTGAAGATGCGGCCACCATTAGCGGGCGAAATGCTGTAGTCGTCTTTTGTTACTGCAAAACCAACCGACATTCCCTCGACCGTACCGTGAAGCATGGCTGCTTTAAGGTCACTGGCCGCGCTATTTCCGGGGGTAAGCTGTCCACGAACATAAAGACCTTTACTGTCTTCTTCGAGGGCATCCCATTTTCCAACAGGAATTTCCCATTGCCGGTGATTAAAAAACATCGCAACTTTGCGCGTCTGTTTTTCAAGCGTGTTTTTGTAGGCACCTGGAAGAATGATATCGCCGTCTGAATCTGTATTACCGAATACAGAGGCATATCCCTCAAAAATTCCCTGCTTACCATCTCCGGCGAATTTAATTTCTGTTTCATCGAAAGAAAGCGTTTTGATGATGTCAGGCATCATGGCCCCCATAAAAATTAAGCCCCGTCATTGCGGGGCTTTGTGTTATTACCTAGATCTGTAATGGGCACATATTGTGCCTGGCGCATGGCGACATCACCGCCAGGTACCGGAGGGTAGTTATCCAGCCTCCGCATTTCGTTTATTGTCCGTAATCCTGCCTCGCCCATAGCTTTCATGAAGGCCGCACGTGATGCAGAATCACCTCTCAACAATCCATCCAGGTTGTGCTCTGCGTGATATACGCCGACTTGATCCGGTTTCAATAACCAGCGTTGAATTCCGTTTTCCCAACGGGATATGTATGGCTGCAGTGTGTACTGAAGGAATCCCAGATTCTGTTGCTCGATCCCGGTTCCCCAACTGGTGCTTTTCTCCACGTCGCCTACCAGATGGGGAGGAACGCCAAAGAATCGCGCAAGTTCACTCACCTGAAATTTACGGGACGCCATTGTCTCTGCATCCTGAGGGCTGACGCCGATATCATGAGCCTGAAAATTCGCCTCAAGTATCCAGAGGCGTTTCTTCACCGGACCACCAGCGATTTCTTTAAAATTCTCCTCCAGCTGAGCACGTTGCTCTTTTGTCAGAACCCGATCCCCAGTGGTTAATATTTTGGGAGACTTTGCGCCATTAGCATAAAACTCTCGCTGCTGATCCTCCATCGCCACGGCAACACCGGCTGATTTGCAGGCGTGAGCTATTGGAGACAAGCCTACCAGGCCACTAAATCCGAAGCCTTTAAGGTGAAAAATGTCCTTTTGATTGAAATTCGCATATTCAGCATCACGCCGATAGCGATAGATAATCTTCTTTCCTTCGAGCCTGACATCCATATTTGCCGACATCAGGGGAAGCAGGCTTATGACATCTCCCACAGAATTACGCTCTATCAAGGCGTAGGCATTTCCATAAAAACAAAGCTGCATTGTCATGGCCTCGCGAAACTCCTGCGCGGTCATGTACTGATTTGGAGAGTACCGGAGCAGACGTGCAAGCGGTGTATTCAGGCCAACTTTCTTCCGGTTATCATTCTTATCGGTTTCGAAAACATCCAATGGCAAACAGGCGGTCAGGGTGGAAATAAGGGAGACGCAGCGCCAGACAGTCGATATCTGCAGAATGCGCTCATCGGTTATCTGGGAGTCGCCCAGCACGCCGCTGGCAGATACAGGGCCAGTTTGCGACCCCTGCTCTGGCGTTACCAGCCGACCACCAACGAACCAAGATGCCACTCTGGCCCACAAGCCATTATTGGTACGTAGATCAATGCTGTATTTTGTATCGTCCATCACATGCTCAACGGTTGTGAGAAGAAGTCGTCAATATCACCATCATCAGTGACATCACCTTCGGAAGCGCCTATTGCCATTGCAGAAGCCACCACACCATCAATTCGGCCCGTGCTCTTTTTCTTGGCAAATATGCGGTTTTCCTTCTGGTCTGCTTCGGTAACAGCTGAAGCTGCATTCCATCGAAGGCAGGGATTGGTTTTAATAATGATTTCGCCGTCATCCAGGCGTTGCTCGAATAACTCAATAGAATGAGGCATCCACAACCCGGATTCCTGCGCTTTATAGTAACCCTGGCCGTGAGGTATCAGAGGGACAGATACGTTAGCCTCCTCCAGCTCCGGCTCAAGATACTTAATACGGTACTGGTCGAAAGCGATCGCTTTGATATAGAACATCTGGGAAAGGTCTGATATTCGCTCAGCAACGAAACCATATTTCACCGCTTTACCTGGAGTGGTGTGAATAAATCCGTCACGCTCCCAGGCATCATAAGGTACCCGGTCCGTTTTAGCCCTTTCCAGCAGAGTATCTTTCGGCGTCCAGAACTCTACGAGCAGGCGGCGCTTTTTCGGGAAAAACAGCGCCAGCGCCGTTAGGTCGCGAGTTCCTGAAAGGTCCAGGCCGCCATAACATTCTTCTCCCTGCAGCTCCTGCAGGTCAAAGTCCTCTTCGCACCCCATCCACACATCGCTACTCATCCAGGGGTTATCGGCATCCACCCACTGACAGAAGTTTAACCGCCTAACAATGCTTTCCTTCGACGGCATCCCCCGAGCCTGAGTAACCTGCTCACGCAGGTAGCGATCGGTAAAAGTATGACCAAGAGAGGGGTTTGCTTTTTTCCAGCAGGACTCGTCCTTGAATGGGTCTTCTCCTTCGTCCAGGGAGCAAATGAAAGAAAAGAAACTGTCATCCTCAATCGAGCCTTCGGCAACTTTACGCCCATACTCGTGATAGTCGTAGCAGACGCTGGTTTTGTCGTGGCCGCTGTTAGTGATCATGAAAATCAACGCCTGGCGACGACCTTTCGTCCCGGCGCGCATCATTTCCACAACCTGGTTGTTTTTGTGCTCGTGAATTTCGTCAATCAGAGCACAGTGTGGGCGTGGCCCTGACTGCCCATCATCCGAACTGATAGGCCGGAAAAATGAGCCGGTCTGAAGAAACGCAAGGTTCCACTCTTTCCCGGCGCCGCCTGATTTGTTTATTCGCTGCGCTAACGCAGGGGACTGATCCACCATCGCGACAGCATCACGAAAAAGGATCATGGCCTGGTCTTTTTTCGTTGCAGCTGCATATATCTCGGCACGAGGCTCCTTATCTGCTGTTAAACAGTAAAGCCCCACTCCGCCTGCCAGTGGTGATTTGCCGGAACCCTTACCAGATTCAACGTACACCATGCGAAATCTACGATAACCATCCGAGTTCTTCCAGCCGAATATCGACCCTACAATAAAGCACTGCCACGGTAGCAGGTTGAAGGGTTTACCTTCATGCTCACCGCCGTTGAGCTTCAGTACCTTGGCAAAAAAGTCGATGGCGCGCTGCGCCGATGCAACATCCCATACCAATCCGCGGGCATGGCAGGATTCCAAATCTTTGAGATGTCGCTTACAGGAATTCCTGATGTCAGGCCCGGCGATTTCTTTGCCGGAGTCTACATCCCGCGCATATTGCGTGGCGGGATCAACCGAAGAACTGGTTGAGCGGGTCTTCTTCTTTTTCTCCACCATCCACTTTCACCTTCGTTCTGGCGGCCGGAGTCAGACCGAATTCAACTAGGTAACTTTTAAAACGTCGATCAGCATCCGCCAACATTGCTACTGCCGGGTTAGCCTTAATCAAAAAACCGCCCTCGGTCTGCACGGTGTAAGTTCGCCCCTCGTCAGCAATAGTCAGGCGAAGCTGCAGAATGTCGGCGTAAATATCGCAGAGTCGTTCGAGCGCCAGCGTATCGGCAATGGTTAAAATGCCCATGCCATCCAGCAGCACGGTCAGCTTCCCCCACGCCACCTTTCCCCAGTCAGTGAGGTGCTCTGGAGGGCTTGGTATTTCTCGCGCTGGCGATGGTTCTTTGTCGTTAAGTTTGCGTTTGCCCGGGTTGCCGGTAACCACTTTGAGGTGGGTCGGTTTCGGGCGTCGTCCTGCCATCGGAACCTCCCGGAAAAAAACTTTTCATTTCGCGGTTGTGCACAAAAAGGACTGGCGGCGGTCATTTGGGTTCGAGGTTCTGAACTTTTGCCCCGCCCCTCCCCCCTCAGATGAGAATCGATATCATTTGAATGCTAATAATTTCAAATGACAATCACTTTTGAAGTGTATTGATAATGGTTATCACTTAAACCAATGAGAAGCCGGGTCCAGTGGCATCCCATTTTCATCACAGCCGATGACGGTGCCGCGCTTCTCCATTCTTTGCTTCGTGGAGTCATGGTGCTGCTTACACAGCCCTTGCCAGTTCTTCCGGCTCCAGAAAAGCTTTTGCGCTTTCGCTATTTCCTGGCTGTCACCAGAACGCAGGGCCTCTTTCAGTTTGTGAGGGGTGATGTGATCAACCACCGTAGCTGCTGTCACCCTGCCTTGCTCCTGGCACATGACGCATAAGGGGTGTGCACGAAGGAAGATAAGACGCTCACGGTCCCACTTGCTGCCGTAGATGCGGGGCTCTTTGTTCATGCTTCCGGCCTATTGATTGTCAAAAAAGAATAATCCGCTGGATTCCTCTGATACATTCCCGAGAACCCGGAAAACAACACCCCTTAAAACTTATATAAAACTCTGTCAATGGCGCTTTACCGACACCATTTGCAGAGCTTTATAAAATAGCCTGTGCCTTAGCCGCTCGCTTCTGTGCTGGTATCAAACAACGCCAGCGCCTCGGTCGATTCCTGAACTGCTTTGATGGTCCGCGCCACCACTTCGGATTCAGTTGTCACGCGACTGTACTGCTGGATGAACAGCTGATATTTGAGCTGGCTATCCTGAACGAACGCAATCGCCTCTTTTGCGGCTGCTGTGTCGTAGTTCAGGGTGGAAAACAGATTCAGTCGGATCTGTTCTGCTG